AAAAAGCGATCAAACCAGCGGTCGCTTCCGCCACGCGACTCCATTTCGATAAGGTGTTCGGTTTCATTGATTGTCTGTGCGAAGTGTTCTTTCATTAGAAAGTAGTGTGCTTCTGTTCTAAGTCCCAGACTTTCTCTGAGATGTAGCACACTTAAAAAGGCAAAGTATGGTGCTCTGGCAATCGTCTCAAGCACCCAAAATCTTTGTATTGGTAATCCACGGTAGATAAAGTCAATGATTGCTACCGTGATTCCAAGTAATGCATCGTTGAGTTTTCTCATATTTTTCCAGGGATACAATAATTTGCTTTTTGATTCGGAGTATAAACTTCGTGACCCTCTTGTGGTTTCATCCATCCACAACCAATCAACCATTCCATCGTCATAGGAGTGGGTCTGACTTGCTCCCATAGAGGACCCTTACCACACATCGCTAGATGGTTTGCGGTTACATTTGATTGTTCCTCTGCCCAGTTAGCATCAGACTCCCAAGGAATAGCACGAGCCATGCCAGCAGCAGTATAGGTTTTTGTTGTTTGCTTGACGACCCAATCAGGTATCTCTTTATCCTGATGGACCTGTGCCATGAATGGTGTGCTGATACCACCTGCCATACAATCTTGGACAGCGTGCCATCCTTCGTGACGTAGCGTGCCTAGAAACTCTCTGGGGTCTTTGAGAAGATAATCATTAATATAAAGACGATTGAGGTCAGGTTTGTAGAGACCAATGGTTCCTGGTGTCCAGTATCTCTTTGGTGCAAGATACACAGGCACCTTACTAGCAACTAGACCAGTCAGAATTGCTTTGATTTCATCTCGGAATAAATCAAAGTCTTTGGATTTGAATACTTCTGATTCTGGTGTGAGTTGTTCTACACCCTCGGTGCATTCCAGAAGTATCATACAACCCATTGCCGCCAGTGAATATGGTGCTACGGTTGGTTGTTTCTTTGCTATTTGTGATGCTTGTACTGGAAGTGTTAAAAATAATGCTGTGGCAATCGGTAATAGTTTTTTCATCGTTCTATTGATCATGTATTTTTTCGCTCATTAAATCTTCGATTCTTCGACGCATATTTTCTGATTCGTGTTCTTCTCTTGCATGATGTCTATAACCACGCAAACCTTTATGAATCATGATTCCATGATAGTTCATTGTAGCAAGAAAAATTAGTAAGAGTGAGACCCCGATTATTTCAGGGTAATGTTGATCCATGGTAGTAGTGGTGGAATAACGCCTATGAGTCTTAAAAGTCCTTCAGCAAATAAAGCAAGGACAAACCAGCCAACAAACATAGAAATAATGGAAGCATTCCGATTATGTCTTCTTATGGCAGCATCAATCATCTCCTGACACTCTTTGTGAGTGACTAAATGTTCGGGTTTAATTTGATTCATTCGATGCGCCATGAATTTTATGTGGCATTTTTTTATCTTGAAAGTAAATATATCCTTCAAATGTTTCTCTTACTGCAATATATTTCATTCGTTCCACCATCCCTCTTCTTTATGTATCCAAATTTTTAAATCTTTAATGTATTTTCTAAGTATTTGTGCCTGCTCCTCATGCCAAATATCACCCGTCTCTAAGTAAAGACGAGTGTGATTATCTATGGCTTTAAGTATTTTATGGATGGGAGCTGTCCAACACTCCCTCTCTGGAGTGTTCCATTCTCGTGGCACGGGATTACTAGCGAGTGTATATCGTTATATCTTAAATATTCAAGTTGGCATTGACCTGGACTGGTCTCCACATATCCAACAATCAAAAAAGCAATAAATTCCATAGTTTATACCTAGTCAGTTTTATTTAGAAACAAAACTTCTTAATTAATGAATGAACTTTTTTTGGACTGTCTTCAAGGTAATATGCTTCGTGTTCTTTCTGAAATCTTTGTTGTTCTACTTTACCTGAGATTGACGAAGAGGCAACTAGATACTTTAATTTAGAAATTGGTAAGGGCATATTTTCTCTCTTATATCCAAGAGGTCCACCCTTACAATTCTGAACTGCATGAACTGATTCGTGTGTAATGGTTTGATTAATCCAATCTCTGGGATTATCTTCACCAACAAGAATATTTTTCGTGCAGACAATCAATCTTTTATCTTTATGTAAAAATCCAAAGTATCTTGGATTTACATCACAGATCGGTGCATTCTCCTGCATCCGAAACTTTGCTTTGATTAAATCATTAACGATTGCTTGATTGATTGGTGTCAAGAATAATAAAAAGTCCATTACCTTTTGATAGTGCGCTCCATCGGTGGTTGTCTTTTACCATCAATCACCTTATACTCATAGATTTTATCAGCACAAACAACCCACTTTGTATCGGTTTCTGTGCTGTATACTTGCATCCGATCACACTTATATTGTGTGCCATCAACAACCCCCCAACCAAGTGGAGTTGCTAATAAAGATGCAAGAAGCGCAGGGATCATTTTTTCTTGCCGCCATTCTTTGCCTTATTAGCAGTGGCATTCCCTTGATTCTGCTTAGAGTTTTTTTGCCCTCCAGGAGAACCTTTTTTACCTCTGTTAGGTGACTTAGACATCATGCTCCTGTGCGAGGTTGAACTTGTCCTTCCTCAAGAGCTTCAACTCTTTCTTCAAGAGTTACTTCTGGGGCTGGTGGTTCTGGAGGTGCAACTACAAACTCCTCTCTGGGTGTTTCTGGTGTTTTATGTTCTTCATCATCACCTTTCTTCATGGTGTTAATACCGAACGTAGCAGCAGATGCCGTGAACACAGTAGCAATAAAGGTGGGATCCATTTTGGATAACATACCCGAATAGCTAGCGGTAAGAAGAGCGGCAGACCAACTCAAGATACATATACGAATTAATTGTCCCATAGCATTTTCCTTTTTCTTGTCCATTGTTTTTTACTGTAAGGTTAACTTTTTTTCCAAGCTTCACCTTCTGCTTTTCTTCTACGAGCAAGACCTGCTTCTACATTAGAACCAGGATTTCTGTAGAGATAAAGCGCATCGGGCACCAGATCCCATTCTTTATTCTTCAGGCGTTTAGTAATAGTATTGAAGTTAGCACCACCGTAGAAACCAGCACCGAGATTATAAGCAAAGCTGAGAAGAGCTCCTCTTTTTCCATCTGACATCTCATTCCAATGTGGTACTTTACGAAGTGCAGGAAGAAACTCATTCTTGCACTGCTCAATAAGAAGTGCATCCGCTTCTGCCTGTGTTAATGTATCGCCCATCTTAAAGTGTGATCCATCCTTCTTGCGAGTAGATCCCCAACCAATAGTGATTGGGAGATTGCCTGTGAGAGGGTCTGGGTATGCCTTGAGATGGCATCCTTCAAACTCCTTGATGAGTTTGATACCCATCATTGGAACATCACCACCTGTTACAGGTGCTGCAGCAGCCGGTGCTGGTGCAGCACTAGTCTTTTTTCCTCTAAAAGTCTCCGCCCATTCTACATTATCTTCAAGATATTTGATGGGTAGATTATCTTCTAACCACTGAACTGCTTTGACATGATTAGGATTCCTCTCATCATAGAATTGGAAGAAGTTGTGCAAATCGATTCTTGCCATTGTGATCTCCTATTTAAAAACTGAATATTCAGAAACTCCAGCAGGAGTAGAATTATGATTAACTCTTGGTAATCTATTGGTTGGACATAATCCAGAACCTGGGCAAATGATTGGAAGTTTGTTTGTTGGACAAGTCCCTTCTCTTCCAGTTACACACCCAGGAAATGGTGGAGGATTAATTGGTTCAGGTCCACTCCAATACTGTGCAGATGCTGATCCAATAAAACCAAAAGAAGCTAATGATGCAAAGAATATTTGATTTAAACTTTCGAATAATTTAACTTTTTCCATTGTTACCCCCAAAGTATTTTTGATAAAGTTGATTTGCTTCTACGTGTTTGCCTTGGTTTGTCAGATCTTTAACTTTTTGTAAGATCTTTCTTTTGAATTCAGTCGAAGATCCTCCCCCACCCATCATTACCTCCTGGGCACCAGCGGTGCTTAAGAACTGCTTTTGTATAAACGGTCTTCTTACCGTTTGTGACTGGACCGGTGTAGTTATCATTTAACGAACCATATGGATCGTTGACAAAATATCCTTTACCATCTGGTGTCTTACCAATCACAACACACATGTGCCCACCAGTAGGTGCAGAAAGAGAACCCCTGTGAAGGATACCAATAACAACAGGTTTCCCAGCATCGAGACTTTTATCAATATCAGTAAAAGAAAGATTGTAACTAAAGTGTGACTTAACTCCATAACCTGCCAGAACTTTTGTCTGTACCGCATGGTCAGTCGTGTCGCCAATCGCAAATACTTTCTTAACATACTCATCATCACCTTTAATGATTCCTGGTTTGAGGAACGCAAGACACATCGCACAGGATGAACTATTGCAAGTTCTTTGTGCATCTCTGTAGTTATCTACTTGATTAAAATAAGGGACTGCTAAGACTGCTGGTTGTGGTGGTTTGGTTCTAAAGATACCAACCCAATCTCCCTCGGCATCATCAAGATACTCTGCAGGTAGGTTATCTTCTAACCACTGGACTGCTGCTACGTGATTTGAATTTTTTTCGTCGTAAAACTTGAAAAAGTTATGAAGATCTAAGGTCATTTTATATTACCAACACTGAAAGTATTTATGAAAAACCCTTACATAAAAAAAATACCAGAAAAATTTTTTCCTGGTATTTTAGAATTTTTTTTATTTTTTATAATTGTTAATACAATAGATGCGACAAAAAACCAAAAAAGATACTCAGGAAATTTTAAGTATTCACTCAGAAGATACCTGGAATAATTTGTCCCGTAGTGATGTATGTACCGACCGCAATCACAAATCCAAGCATTGCTAGACGTGAATTGAGGAGTTCTGCCTCAGGGGTAAAACCGAATTTCATTTTGTTTCTCCTTGATAGGTGTGTTGTTGTTTGAGTTCGGGGTTTGGTGTGGATGATACCACTTGTTTGATTGGTTTGATGACAATAAACTTGTCGTTCTTTAGGGTGCCTGCAATCTTGACCTCAAGTTTAGTTTTATGATCCCAGGCACCTGATTGAATCAATTCAGTAAGAACTGAAGCAAATTGCCCAAGCATGTCACTAGTATTAGTGGAAGTAGGTATGTCTGACATCACCCTTTCTTCTGGTTCAAGATTACCGATCATCAGTATGTCTCAGAGAGTTGCTCTACAGCATGACCCAGGATTGCAAAAAATGCAACCGTGGTGATGGTAAAAATTGCTTCAGTCATCAGAAGATTCCGAAGAAGAACTTGTCAGTGAGAGCATAAGAAATGAACCCAGCAATAATGCCGACCATAGCCCAGCGTCCATTAACTTTCTCCTTTACTTGATTGGGGGAATCCATACCGTAGTTTTCGTAATACATGGTGGGTTCTGTTGCCCACATGTTTTGTTGACCACGCTCATTAGTTGTTACAGTCATTGTAGTTTTGTAAAGAACTATTACACAATTATATAGGAAAAAAAGGGGATTGTCAATCCCCCCCCCTTCTTTAGACTAAATCTCTCTTGAGGTTGTTGAGATCAAACAGCACATTCTTGATTGTGGATGATGTCCAACCAATCGCAAATGGAGCACTATCATCACACTTTGCATCATCACGATAGTCTACTGATTGACACTTTGCAAGTGCCTCTTCCAGTGATTCAATGATGTTGTCAATACGATGTTGGGTGTTCATTGGGGTCAAATTCATATCTCAACATGGCCAAGATACATGATCTGGTTAGGTTTGTTTGGTTTAGTAGACAGTCCGCCAACTGGCACAGAAGATCAAATACTTCTGAATACCAAAAATCCACCCCGAAGGGTGGATTCACTCAAAATATGAGTATATCAGAACGAATAACGAACTTTCACTTCTCCACCGAGGTTGAAGATCTCACTGTCATAACCATACTCACCGCCAACTTTAGCGTTGACGCTAACACTGTCGGAAACTTTGGATTTCACACCAACTTCACCAACGACAATGGTCTCGCCAGTAGTTTTAGTAGCGCCTTTGGTCCACTCATAACCAGGACCAATTTCTCCAAAGAGAGTTACACCCTTGGAAACTTTCTCTTCATAACCAACACGAAGTTCGGTTTGAGCACCTTTGTAAGTGCCATTAGAAAGACCTGCGGTGGTCTTTGATTCTACATAAGGGCCAGCGAACGCAGCGGTGGCAAGGAAAGGAGCAGCTGCGACAGCTGCGATTGCGGATTTAAACATAATTGTACCTCTAAGTTTCTCGCAGAGTAATACCTGCGGATGTAAGGAGTTTCGACAAACTCCGTGTTCAGTGACTCAACGAGTAATTGAGGTTTCGTCACTGGGGGTATTTATCCCATAATTGGGAACTCCACAACCTGGATTCGAACCAGGGACAAAGTGATTAACAGTCACCGACTCTACCGCTGAGCTATTGTGGAATGAGATTACCAATCAGGAAGTGCCTGGTGGCATTTTTCCTAAGTAAGGATTATATTGAAGTAAGGCAAGTGGATTCTCTAATTTATTAGATTCATTTACCCAAAAATTTAAAATACCATCATGACTATTCCGATGAAAAACTTCAATATGTTCTGGATGAATAGTTGATCCAAGTTCAATTTTATAATGCATAAGTGGAATAGAAAATGTTAGTCCTGAATTGTAAATTAAATCATCAG